CCCCGCCGCTTGCCGTAGGCATAGACCGTCTCTGCCATGGCGCATACTGCCAAACGTCTGGATTCTTCCCCACTGTCCCAAACCTGATAGGTCCGCAGCAGCCGCTCCAGGGCTGCGGAGGCATGTGCCTCCGCAGCGGGAAACGCCTTCTCAGGAATGGCATTTCCCATATAACAGTTTACATAAAACTCGTAATCGACCATAGTGATCAGGCGCCGATGGCGATATCCTTCAGCACAGCCGCCTTCAGGGTGTTCTTCAGCGCAACGCCTGCCACCAGCTCCACCTCACCGGTCTTCACTGCACCGGGGGCAGTCAGGTCGGGCATATAGCAGCTCACCACACCGTCACCCACAGGGGAAATGCCGTGGAAGCCGTCCAGACCCAGGGAAACCGCATAAATGGCAGTCTTACCTTCGGCGTCAGTTTCCACCACGTCCACAGTCTCCGTGCCGTTGAAGTACTTGCCCATATCCACCATGGGGACACCGGCATAGGTCTCCACCACTCTGCCGAAATCGTCCTGGGTACGCTCATAGTAGCCGGCACGGCGGGCAATGGAGCGGAGCTTGACCAGCATAGCCCGGTTCATCAGCAGCATGGAAGCATTGCCGTCCAGAGTGCTGATAAAGCCGTCCATCTCGTCGAGGAATGCGTTGTAGTTCTCGTCCAGCTCCTGAGAGGTGGTCAGGCTCACGGTGCTGACCAGCTCGTTGGCACTGCCGGAGAGCAGCTTCTTCAAGCCGTCAAAGGTGCCCTTTTCGGAATCGCCGTTGATTGTCAGGTTGTGGAAATAGTTAGCAGTTGCCTTGATCTTCTGCTCTGCCTGGAATGCCACCTCGTCAGCGGCGCCGGCAGTATTCTGGAGTACCCGGTCCACCTGGAACGCACCGCCCATGATGATGGCGTTGGTGGTCTTCTTCTCCCGTTTTGCTTCGCCGGGGGTGTACTCGGCATTGATGGTACGGACCGCCGCGGTGGAGGGGGTCTTCAACTGGATGTAGCCGTAGGTCAGGGTGCTGCCGCCGGTGCCGGGGGAAATGCAGTTGTCAAAGACCATGTTGTCCAGCAGCAGGCTGCTGCGACGGAACATATCCACGATCTGCTGATCCACCTTGTCTGCCATACCGATTTTTGCTTCCTGTAATGTAATTGCCATAATAATTTACTTCCTTTCATATTTTTCCCGTAATGCGCCTGCCAATGTGGCAGGGCTTTTTGTTTCCGCGCTTATTTGCGCGCCTGTGCCCCTTGCGTAAGGGGGCGGAGTCTGCGCCGTTTGGAACAAATAATCATTGTCCTTTTTCAGCTCCTCAAGAGCCGCCTCAATGGCTGCCTGGGGATCTTCGGCATTTTGCAGTGCGTCCAGTTCCAGCAGTGCGGCGATCGCCTTTTCATTCCTGCCGCCTGCCCGATCGATCGCTCGGGTCAGCACGGCGCCGAACTTCCATGCAGCCATTTCCTTTTGATGCTGGGCGCATGCCTGCTCGTACTTTTCCTGCCACTGTTTGGATGCCTGAACGTCTCTGCCGTTTTCCTCCATGATGGCATCGATCACTTCCTTGGTAAGGCTCTGATCGCCCACCCGAAGACTTTGTAAAAACTCTCTTTTCATGGTTTCCTTTCTGCCGCTACGCTTTTTACGGAGTTGCTTTCCTGCGGCTGCCGTAGTTTTACGACTTCGGCACGGTCAAAATTTTATTATCCGGCATAAACCGGTTTCGGATCGCCTGCAGATCCTCCTTTGTATTTGTGGGCATATTGAATCGCCAGCCCAGAGCGATCTCCGGCTTCAAAAGTCCGGTCGTGACCATTTTCTGATAAGCCTCCCAGGTCCGGTCTTCGTCATAGAGGACACCGTTGCCCCAGTCCACGCTGATGTTGCCGTCCGGCACAGGCAGCTTATAAAGATCTGCCAGCACGGAGCAGATCCGCAGGCTCTCACAGAGTGCTTCTTCCCACATGCCCTGTAGATCCAGAATCGTCAGGTTGTAGTCTGCGGCGCTGGATTCGATGGCTGTGGCTGTCCGTTCTTCCAGATAGGCATCGGACAGTGAGCCACGCTTGAGCCCGATCATGCTCTCCACATCACGCAAATACTCCTGCTTCCGGGCAATGTAGGACTTCTCCCGCAGCTGGGGCGCAAAGGTGGTGATCCCCACCCGTTCCGGATCTTCATCCAACCCCACGAACAGATGGTCAGACAGCTCCTTGTTCCGGTTCAGCAGGTCTGCCGATACGATGATCCGGCTTTCGCCGCGGCTGAATTCTCCGCCCAGCTGCGCCTCGTTCTTCCCGATATTCCGGATCAGTCCCACTGCCGGCGCATAGACCGACACACCGTCCGGACTGCCGTCCACGCAGTTGAGCATAGGTGTCTTCATCCGCGCAAGCCCCACCGAGCCCAGCTTCACCGGAAACCGGTAGCTGTCCGGCAGCATCCCATAGCCGGGATGGTCACTGAGGGGCACGGTCTTTCCCAGGCTGGTACTGCTTGAGGACCGGTACAGCCGGTTTTCAATAGTCAGATACCCCTGCGCGTCCACCGTTCTGCGTTCCAGCAAGGTGTAGTAGAAATTGCCGTATGCGCTTTTCTCCACCGTTCCCAGATCCGTAGGAACGCCATCGGCATCTCTTCCGAAGATCAGCACATTGTTTCTGGGGATCAGGGTAAAGGAAAAGCCCTCCTGCCCCGGACAGGGCTTGATATAGCATTCGCCGCCCACCAGTGCAAGCTGCACCGCCTGCTTCCGCAGCCGATCCAGATCCTTTACCACCGCCTGGGTCGCAGGATCTTTCGCGGTGGTCTGATACTCGCCGAAGATGGTTTTTACCAGCTTGTTCACCACCGAATAGCCGATCCGCTGACATGGATCGTTTTCTTCCGTGGCAGACTGCTCATAATAGAGGCTGAACCACTCGTCGATCGCCGTACGCATGGCTTTGGAGGTTTTGTCCCATGCGCCAAAGGCTTCTTCATAACCGTAAATACTCATTGCTTCTCCCCTCTGTTATAGATCCGGACCGGCTTCCGGATCCCCGTTTCCAGCCCATGGATATAGGCTTTCAGTTCCCGGTTTTCGCTCTGTAAAGCCTGAAGCTGTTTTTTAAGATGCCGGTTATCCTCCAGCACAGTCTGCTTCGCCCACATGGGCAAAAACCTGTCAATCAACCATTTTTTCATTCCTTTTCTCCTTCTGCTCATTTTGCTTTCCGCAAGGCTTTCATGACGGTCTCCTCTCTTCTGAGCACCGTGGCGCAAAAATACCGTACATCGTCCATGGCGTGATCGTTTTCCTTGCAGGGAGCATCCTTTTCGCCGTTGGTGTCCCAGCGGTAGAGCTCAAATTCCCGGATGGTATCCCTGCACCCCGGCGCAAACAGCAATACTCCCGCCTGCAAAAGACCGCCTACCAGACGGATCCCGTCCTGGACCTGATTTCTTGCCTTTCGCACAGAAAAACGCCCGTGGGAACGAATGGTGGCAATAAAGGATGCGGCTGAGGGGTCTACGATCACCTGCTCCACAGGATCATTTCCCGCCAGCTTTTCCAGCTCCCGGTAATACTGCTCGTCCGTAAGCATCTGCCCCTGCTCCCGTCCGCTGTGGTAAAACTCCCGTATACGCACCGCCTTTCCGCCGGACACACACCAAAGCCCTGCGGAAAAGGGGTTCATGGTGCCGTAATCCACAGAAATGTAATACCTGCCGGCAGTGGGCAACGTGGCGGTGATATGCTTTTGGGGATCAAAATCGTAGATCCGTCCCTCTGCCATGCACCACTGCCCCAGAATGTACCGGCTGTAGAACACGCCGGTGTACATTGCCTCGTACCGGCGACGGATCGAAGGATCCAGCCCCGGATTGTCCGCCATGGTAAAGTGCAGGTGGAGCATATTTTTCTCCCCGCATTTTTGGATCCACTCCTTGTAGAACCAGTGCTCCGGTCCTGCCGGGTTGCAATTGAACCAGAGCTTTGATCCCTTCGCGGAGCATCGGGCGCATGCCTGCTCCACAAAGGAGCGGGGCATCAGTGCCACCTCGTCCAGCAAAATGCCGGCAAGGGTAACACCCTGGATCTGCTTGTAGGAGCTTTCATGCTCACCGCCGAACAGATAATAGGTATTGATATGCCCTGCCCCGTCGCTGACGATCAGCTTGCTCTGACTGGGAAGCTCCGTAACGGAGAAAAGACCGCCCAGCCACTGGCTCAGATTGGCAATGATGTTCCGGCGAAGCGATACCACCGTTTTTCCGCAGATGCCGAATACCTGCCCGGAAAACCGGCTCATGCTCCAAAGGAAAAAGCCGTCTGCCATGCAGACCGTCTTTCCGGAACGGACTGCCCCGTCGCAGATGATGCCGTCATAGCCTTGCAGATTCGGACGGTTCCACCAGCTCATTGCCAGGATCTGCCGCTTGCTGAAGCTCCGGTATTCCGTCTGTGTCCACCTCCTCCCGGGTCGCCGTCAGGATCGCCTCCAGCAGATTGGTTTTCTCCTGACCGTCTTTTGCCCGATCCCCGTCGAACATACCCATGTGCTTGCCCAGCAGCTCCAGCGCCCGAAGCTTATCGTAAAATTTCACCTTCAAGCCGCCGGTGGTGCGCTCGATGGACGCGATCGCCGCCCCTGCCTCCGGTGTCAGCTCCTTTGAGGGCTTTACCATCAGGTTGTTGTCCTGCACGTAAAGGCAATCCGTGGCGCGGGCAAAGCCGATGGCAGCCAGCTCCTCCAATACACGCTCCGTGCAGACCGGTTTTTTCTTCTTTCTTGCCATGCGCTTTCCTTCATCCCCCCTTCGTCTGCTTTCAGCATAGCAATCCTATCACGGCAAAAAACAAAAATCGTCCCACTTTTTTCCCACCTTATAAATCACGAAAAAGGCAAATTTCCCTCTTGACATTTCCGGAAGGTATGGTATAATTCAACATGCTCCGTATGGAGGCTTAGCTCAGCTGGTTAGAGCGCATGCTTCACACGCATGAGGTCACAGGTTCGAGTCCCGTAGTCTCCACCAAA